CTTAATGACAGGAGCTTAAGATGAAAGATGGTTTGTACAAAAACATGAACGACAAGCGCAAGCGCATAGAAGCTGGGTCTGGAGAAAAGATGCGCAACAAGGGCGACAAGGGTGCGCCTACTGATGCAGCGTTTCGCAAAGCAGCTAAGACGGCAATGCGGAAGAAGAAGTGAGCATTAACGTAAAGTTAGAATCCCTTGATACCAAGTCTAGGTTTGTCACCAAAGCGTATCTTGATGAGAACAACAATCCTCAGCTAGTCGGCTCGGAGTTGCCGTTGCCTGTTGCTGACATTGTCGCATTGCGCACGTTTGAGGGCAGAACTTTTGGTATCGGTGCAGTAAAGAATTTTGAAAACAAGCTGGCAGCCGGTGCAAGTCTTGATTTAGCTATCGCTTGGGCAACTGGTGTCTCACCAAGAATTACATTAACGGGGTTGGTTGGTGGCAATGCTATTGCTTATTTGTATGAGGGCGCCACTGTGTCTGGTGGCACAACTGTCGCGGCAGTTAATTTAAAAAGAACATCTACAAGAACAAGCGAATCTGCGGCTTTACTGCAACCAACAGTCTCAAGCACCGGTACTCTGGTGTTAGAGCAGTTGCTTCTTGGGGGCATTGGTAAAAAAGCAGGTGGTGGTGGGGATAATTCAGGTCGTTTGTATTTGAAACCGCTAACCACCTACTTATTCAGGGTAACTAACAAAGATTCCGGTACCCCGCATGTAGCAGAAATATTGTTGGAGTGGTATGAGTAAACTTACAAAACCGTCAAGGGTGAAAGACAATGGCTAAGATGAAGTACGAAGGCAAAAAGTTGCCGGTTGGTGAAATCATCAAACGAGCCGACCTCGCCCAGCGCAAAAAAGATTTATTCGAGGACTTGTACCGCGATTGCTATGAGTTTGCCCTGCCTCAGCGTCAGCTTTATGGCCACTGGGAAGGCAACAGCGTTGGCAACAAAAAGATGACCCGTGTGTTTGACTCTACAGCGATCAACTCCACGCAGCGTTTTGCGAACCGCTTACAGTCCGGTATCTTCCCGCCTCAGCGCAACTGGTGTCGTCTAGATCCTGGGCAAGACATCCCTGAAGACCGCCGAGTTGAGGCGCAAGCTGTGCTTGATTTTTATAACAACAAGATGTTTGCCCTTATTAAGCAGTCAAACTTTGACATTGCCATTGGCGAGTTCTTGCTAGACCTGTGCGTTGGTACGGCTGCTATGCTGGTGTTGCCTGGTGACGACGTCAAGCCAATTAACTTTATTCCTGTGCCAATGTTTTTGGTGGCATACGAGGAAGGCGCAAACGGTAAGGTCGACAAGGTTTACCGTAAGATTCGCATGAAGGCTGAGGCTGTTTCGCAGCAATGGCGTGATGCAGAACTGTCAGAGTCGGTCAAGCAACGCTACGAAGAAAAGCCAACAGACGATGTTGACCTGTTGGAAGCGACTATTCACGACTCGGAGCGTGGCGATTGGTGCTATCACGTAATTGACCAAGCCAGTAAAGAAGAAATTGTGTACCGCCGCATGGACTCATCGCCTTGGGTTGTGAGCCGTTACATGAAAGTAGCCGGTGAGATCTATGGCCGTGGCCCGTTGGTCACTGCCTTGCCTGATATTAAGACGCTTAACAAGACGCTTGAGCTAGTGCTAAAGAATGCCTCGCTTGCGGTGTCTGGTGCTTATACTGCGGCTGATGATGGGGTGCTAAACCCACAGACTGTCAAGATTGTGCCAGGTGCGATCATCCCAGTGGCCAGAAACGGTGGGCCACAAGGCGAATCACTGCGCCCACTCGCTAGGGCGGGTGACTTTAACGTGTCTCAGATCGTGGTCAATGACTTGCGCATGAGCATTAAGCGTGTGTTGCTAGACGAGTCGCTGCCGCCAGACAACATGTCTGCGCGTTCTGCCACAGAGGTGGTCGAGCGTATGCGTGAGTTGGCTCAGAACCTAGGATCAGCCTTTGGTCGCTTGATTGACGAGACAATGATCCCGTTGGTTACGCGCATTCTGTCTGTAATGAACGAGCGCGGTCTGATTGACTTGCCGTTGCGGGTCAATGGCCTTGAGGTCAAAGTGTCACCAGTTTCCCCGCTAGCTATGGCGCAGAACATGGAGGAGATCAACAGCATTGTGCAGTTTATGCAGCTAACAAGCGCTCTAGGCAACGAAGGCGCGTTGGCAGTTAAGACTGGCGACCTGATTGACTACTTAGGCGAAAAGCTAGGCGTGCCCGCTAAGCTGAGAACATCTGCGGCCGAGCGCGCTTACCTGATTGAGGAGCAAAGGAAGCTGGCTCAAGAAGACCAAGCTATGATGGCGATGGCGGGTCAGCAACAAGCCGTTGCTCAAAACCAAATGGACGCTCAAGCGGCGCCACCTATGGAGTAAAACCGCATGGAACCTGACATCACGCATTTTTTCGGAGACGGTTTATATGCAAAAGAAGCTAGAATTCCTGCTGGCATGTTGTTACAAAAGCACCAACACACCTTTACTCATTTCTCTATCCTCGCCAGAGGCAAGGTTGGGGTTGTGGTCGACGGCGCAGAAACAAAATTCTACGAGGCGCCGGCTTGCGTCGTTATCAAGGCTAACGTGCTCCACGAAATTTATGCAGTAGAAAACAGCACTTGGTATTGTGTACACGCTACTGACGAAAAAGACGAAGACAAGATTGACGAGGTTTTAATCTTAAAGGATTTATAAATGGGATGGGACGAACTAGATGCGGTTCAACAAGCGTTGACACCGCCGCCAGCTAACGACATTGATTTACTGTGCCTCAGAGTGTTTGGCACAGAAGAGGGGCAGAAACTGTTTAAGTGGTTGCGAGAGCAGACAGTTGAGCAGGCTGCATGGACGCCTGGGACAGATCCGTCCTACGGCTATTTTTTAGAGGGCAGATGCGCCTTAGTCAAGGAGCTTGAAGCCCGACTCAACCGAGCAAGGAAACTGTAAATGAGCGAAGATACCGCAGTTCAGCCCGAAGAAGGACAAGAAGCACCCATCCAAGAAACCGGCCTACTGGACTCAGTTGAAGCAAATGATGACAGCCAGAAGGATATTAAACCAGAGGACACTGCGGTAGAGCACCGCTCTGATGAATCAATACCAGAAGACGAAGCAGTAGACAGGCCTGACTGGTGGCCAGAAAATTTTTGGAAGAAAGACAGCTCTGAGCCTGATCTAGAGGGGATCGCAAAGTCGTGGATGGATTTGCGCAAGCAGATCAGCCAAGGCAAGCATAAGGCGCCCCCAGAAGGTAAGTACGACTTAAGCGCATTTGGTGATGACGCAGAAAACAAGCCAATGGTTCCCGTTTTTAAAAAGTGGGCGGCAGAAAATGGCGTGTCACAGACGGCTTTTGACTCGCTTGCTAGTGACCTAACAGCCATGGCAGCCGAAGCTGTTGCGTCACAACAACAACAGTTTGACCCAGCAGCAGAGAAAAAGTCGCTTGGCCCAAATGCTGATGCGGTAATTAACGGCATGGTTAGCTGGGCAAGAGGTCTAGTCAACAAGGGTATCTGGTCATCTGAGGACTTTGACGAGTTCAAAGTGATGGGCGGTACAGCCAAAGGTATCAAAGCCCTGATGAAATTACGTGAAACTTACGAGGGCAACTCGATTCCTACTGAGTCAATGCCTATTGAGGGTATGCCAACTGACCAAGAGCTGCAACAAATGGTTGGTGACCCAAAATATAAATCTGATGCGGCTTATCGACAAAAGGTTGAGAAGTTATTTAATGCCAGATATAATTAATTTGTCTCCTTTCTGTTAGTTCAGAACTCGCCCCAGTCTCTTGGCTGGGGTTTTTTTTGAAAGTTATACACAGGGCACTTGCAAGTTATCCACAAGCGGTATATTATTTGCCCAAAGGCCAATCATATTCATATGACCCTTGTGATTGCGGTAGTCCGCAGGCTGGCACCCTAATGCAAGCGTAGGCCCATCACCAGATGGCACACCGATAGCGATTAAACTTAACTTTTCAAAGGAAATGACATGGCTATTAATTTATCTACTGCCTTCGTCACCCTGTTTGATGCAGAAGTTAAACAAGCGTATCAGGCTCAGGCCATTTTACGCGGTGCTGTCCGTCTGCGTTCAGGTGTTGAAGGTGCTACCTATAAGTTCCCCAAGATTGGTCGTGGTGTTGCGCAGGTTCGCGTACCCCAGACTGATGTAACCCCACTTAATGTGGAATATGGTCAAGTGACTGTTACGCTTGCTGACTACATCGCTGCTGAATACAGCGACATTTTCATGCAGCAGAAAGTCAACTTTGACGAGCGTACCGAGTTGGTGCAGGTTGTCTCAAACGCAATTGGCCGTCGTCAAGACCAGTTGATCTTGGACGCATTGACCGCATCGAGCACCAGCTTGACTGTTGCAAATGACATTGGTGGTACTGACAGCAACCTTAACGTGGCTAAGCTACGTGAGGCCAAGCGCTTATTGGACGCCAAAAACGTTCCTATGCGTGACCGTCACATCATCATCCATGCCGATTCTTTGGCTTCGTTATTGGGCGAGACGTCTGTTACTAGCTCGGACTTCAACACCGTTAAGGCGTTGGTTCAGGGCGACATCAACACGTTCTTGGGCTTTACGTTCCACACACTCGGTGATCGTGATGAGGGTGGCTTGCCTATTGATGGCTCTAGCGACCGTACTGTTTTCGCTTTTCATCGTGAGTCGCTCGGTATGGCTGAGGGCATTTCCCCCAAAACCGAGATCAACTATGTTCCTGAGAAGACGTCTTTCTTGGTTGCATCCATGTTCTCGGCCGGCGCAGTTGCGATTGACGATGAAGGTATCGTCAAAATCACCTGCCGTGAAGCGTAACTAGGAGGAATGACAAATGGCTTTCTCATTATCAGGCTGGACCGTAGCAACTGCCGCTAAGCGTGGCAATGCTCCTTCCGTATACGCCTACAAAACCACCGACGCCATTGCGGCTGTCAACACGGCTGGGTACTTTAATGACCTGTCCGACACGTTGGCTGTTGGCGATTTGATCTACTGCGTGACAAGCACCGGCACAACTGCTGTTGCCACGCTTGTATATGTGTTGTCTAATGCATCAGGAGTAGTTGATGTAAATGATGGCACAACGCTTGCCGCTACCGATACTGACTAACGGTAGGCGCTAGTGAACCGAGGCCAGCTACTTAACCCAGGTGGCTGGCCTTTTTTATATTGAGAGGTTGCTATGGCAGCAGGTGATTCCGCAGTATCCATTTGTTCAGACGCCTTGCTCCTATTGGGCGCAAAGCCTATTTCATCGTTTACTGACGGCACAGACGAGTCCAATACTTGCGACCGGCTGTACCCTAATGTGCGGGACATGACTTTGTCTATGTACCCTTGGTCGTTTTCATACAAGAAGCTCAAGCTCGCTCGGCTGCTTACCACGCCCGTTAACGAATGGAACTACGAGTATCAGTTGCCAGGCGACAAACTAGCTGGCCCGCGTGCTGTGTTCTCTAGCGAAAGCGTTAGCGCTCGACCATTTAAAGAGTGGGAGATACTGGGCGACAAGTTGTTGACTAATGAGAAGACCATTGTCATTGACTACCCGTACAGCACGCCAGAGTTTTCTATGCCACCGTACTTTGTGCAGCTAATAAAGTACATGATGGCTTGGCATTTGGCGTATCCTATTACTGAGCAAGAAGCAAAAACCACCTATTGGCAAGCTGTTGCAGTTGGACCAGGGCGCGGTGGGTACTTTAGACAAGCGGCTAACATTGACGGCCAGAGCCAGCCACCACAAGTAATTGAAGATTTCTCTTTGATTGAGGCGCGATACTAATGGCACGTTTCGTTCAGTTGCAAACGAATTTTACAACGGGTGAATTAGACCCGCTGTTGCGTGCCCGCGTCGATTTAGAGCAGTACAACAACGCGCTCGCTAAAGCAACAAACGTGGTTGTGCAGCCACAAGGCGGCATAAAGCGCAGGCCAGGCACCAGACATTTGTTTGAGTTGCCGGCCAGTGCGGCTGATGGCGTGCGGTTGGTGCCGTTTGAGTTCTCAGTTGATGACAGCTATATGTTGGTGTTTGTTAACCTGCGCATGTATGTGTTCAAAGACGGGGTTCTCATTACCGACATAAACGGCACGGGTGACGACTTCCTTGTGACCACTATTACGTCTGCAATGCTTAACGAGATTAACTGGACGCAGTCGGCAGACACGATGATTGTGTGCCACCCAGACTTGCAAACTATCCGGTTATTGCGCGGTGCAACAGACGCATCATGGACGTACACGACGGTTACATTTGACAGTATTCCAAAGTATGCGTTTACGTTGACGATCACAAACCCAGCGGCAGATATCACGCCGTCCGCTGTTGCTGGTAACGTCACTATTACCGCGTCTGCCGCCGTTTTCTCGGCCGGCAATGTTGGTCAGTACATCAACGCTCAACCGCAGGGTCGGGCTAGGATTGTGGCATTTACCTCGACAACGAGCGTAGACGCAATCATGGAGTTCCCGTTCTTTAACACCACGGCCATTGCAAGCGGCGATTGGGACTTGGAATCGGGATACGAGGATGTGTGGTCGGCTACCCGTGGGTGGCCGAGATCGGTGACGTTCCATGAGGGGCGGCTGTATTTTGGCGGGAGCAAGTCTAGACCATCTACGGTGTGGGGCAGTAAGATTGGCCTGTACTTTAGCTTCAAGGTAGACGAGGCGCTTGATGATGACTCGGTTGAGGCTATCCTAGACACGAACCAATTGAACGTGATTGTCGACCTAATCAGTGGACGGGACTTACAGGTGTTTACCACTGGGGGCGAGTTCTACGTGCCTCAAGCAGGTACTGATCCGATCACACCCGCCACGTTTGTATTTAAGGCGATCAGCCGAAATGGCATGAAGCCTGGCACGCTAGTCGAGCCGCTTGAATCTGGCACGCTGTTTATCCAAAGGCAGGGCAAGGCGCTTAATGAGTTCCTGTTTTCTGATGCGCAGCTGACTTATGTTACTCAGCGTATCTCACTGCTATGCGGGCATTTGCTCAAAGGGCCAACTAGGATTGCTTTGCGTCGGGCTACTAGCACCGATGAGGGCGACTTGATGTTTATCGTCAACTCCGACGATGGGGGCATGGCCGTGTTCTCGCTACTGCGTAGCCAGCAGGTTGTGGCACCTAGCGAGTATTTGACTGACGGCGAATACGTAGACGTAGGCGTGGACGTCACTGATATTTATTCGGTGGTCAAGCGCACATTTGACGCCACAGATCATTACTTCCTAGAGCGGTTTGAGGACGGCTTGTTTACTGACTGCGCGTTTACGGGCACAGCGGCGTCTGGTGCTACGGGTTTGCCCCATGAGGGCAAGACCCTAGACGTTATATGCGACGGTGCCGTGCAAAGCCAAGAGGTTGTGGCGTCTGGTGCTATCACTTTTCAGCGCCCAAGTACGGCTACCTACGAGGTCGGCCTGCCTATTGTGGTGTTGGCAAGAACCATGCCTATTGAGCTGCGGTTGCAGACAGGTACTAGGATTTCATTTAAGAAGCGTTTGGTGCAGATCAACGCTGTTGTAAGCGATAGCCAGCATTTGAATATGAACGGCAATGCAGTTCCATTTAGGAACTTTGACAACCCATTGCTTGATGAGCCGGTTCCAGAGTTTTCTGGTCTTAAGCGGCTAGATGGGGTTCGCGGCTACAGCAGAGAAATAAGCGTGGAAGTGACTCAGACATTACCGTTAAAGATGACTTTGCTAGGGTTAGAATATAAACTAGCTGTGCATCAAGGGACGTAGAGATGGCAATATCAGTAGCGGCAGTTACAGGGGGGTTTAACGCAGCGGCTGGCTTGTTTGGCAGCATTGCGCAGTCTTACTCTCAGCAAGCGCAAGGCTATATCCAGCAAGCCGGTTACGCGGCTCAGGCAAACGCTAACTTGCAATTGGCGGGTCTGCGTGCGGACAAGCAAATAGAATACGCAGAGCTGAGTTTTGCCCGACGCAAGTATCAAAACCAGATTGAGCAATTAAATTACAAAGTACAAGCCAACGGCCTGCTTGACAACCTGCGCCGCAGTAATGCCTCTGTAAGGGCCAGAGCGGCCGCCAGTGGGCTTGATCTTGGTAGCGGGTCTGCTTATGCCATCCAGAGAGAAAACGTGCGTCAGACGTATCAGGACGTCGGTATGGTCGAGTTAAGCGCTTTGGCCGCTAGAGTGTTCGGCATGGACGACGCGACAAACATACTGCGCGCTGGGTATGACAATGCGTTCTATGCCCGCGAAGAAGCCTTGGTCGGCGCAAACACGGCGCTGCAAGCCGGTGGGTACGCGCAACAGACGTCTGGTTTACTGGCCAATGCTACGTTGCTTCAGGGTGCGGTGCAGTTTGGACGAACCGTGCCAACCAGCTTTACTACTCGCTCAGACATGACGGACGCTTAAGCAAGCGCGTTTATGAACTCATAACCGTTGTTCGGATAAGGGCAATAGGAACAAAAATGGCAACAAGATTACCGCAGATTACCAGCCGAGGCGTCCAAGTACAGGCTCCACCTAACGCTGTGTTGCCAGAGGTTCGCTTTGGCCAGCGCGATGTTAGTTCCGCTAGCCGCGAGCAAGCACGCTATCAGGGCGCAGTAAGCGACGTAATTGGCAGAATGACGCAAGCAGTGTTTGGCCTTGCTGAAAGTTCTAGCCAGCGGGCGGGTGCGCAATTTGCCGCAGAGAACCCGTTGACCGTTGAGCAAATGCAGGCTATGTCTAGAGGCGACATGAGCGATGTCAACCTAGGCTCGCCACTAAATGTGTTTAACGCCGCTGTGCGAAAGGCCAGAGCTATTGAGGTGTCGGGTCACGCTGAGGCTGAAGCCACTCAAGAGATGCTGGGGCTGCTAGAAAAAGCCAACATGGGCGAGATGGACGCGGACCAAGTGTATGGCAGGATTACTGCAATCACCAATGGCTACGCTGAGTCTTTGGCGGGCATTGACCCTGATGCGTCTTTTAAGTTCCGTGCGTCAGCTGCGGCTACCGGCAACAGGGTATTGGAAAAGGTCGGTGAGTTAGATTCTCAGCGCCGCACCATTGCGAACACGGTGAAAGTGCAACGCATGTACTCAGATCTACAGCAAGAGATTGCCTTGGCCGCCACGACAAAGATGCCGCTTGACCAAGAAACCGGACAAGAGATTCCTGCCGACGTCTACATTGATGCACTTAAACAAAAATTCCTTAACAACACGCAAGCGATGATTGGTGTTACTGGGGCAACGCAGTACTTGGCCAACATTGATGATGACATTAACACGGCAAAAGTTAATGCCATTTCCCAGTATCTGACTACCGATGCTAGGTTTGCCAATGACCCGAACGCTGTCTTGCGGTTGTCGCGTGGTGATGCGGGTAGTGCCAGCAACGCTTATCAAGCGCTGTTGCCACAGGACCAAGCAAGAGTGGTAGCCGCGTACATGACTGCTGACGGCCAGAATTATGCCTTGCAAAAGCGTCGTGCAGAGGAAGGCGCGGTAAGTAGCAAGCGGGAATTTACGGATTTGTATGTGCAGTACGCTATGACAGATGACCCAGCGATGAAGCAAGAGC